AAGAATCAGTTGGAGTACTGCTAAGAATTTACCGCCCATTCCACTCATAATGCGGAGCACGTTGTAATTTGTAGCATACACGTACACGGTGGAGCTCAGGCTGGTACCAACGGCGTTGTTGGAGACAGTGAGCAGCAGGGTAGTGTTGTCGATACGGGACAAGTTACAAGTGCCGCTGGGTTGGTGTTGCTCAGGCTGTAGAGCAAAGCTGTAGACGTTAACACCCACGCAAGGAATGTTGGTGTGGTGTTGGTAAGGCTGTACCCAGTTGAAATAGTTACCATCACGCACAGAGAATCGATCGTGGCCGTTGAGCTGTAGTAGAGCAGTGATAGTAGGGTTCTTGCCTGCCATGCCCTCCACGCGAGTCACGGAGTAACCGCTCTCCAGACAGGCGCGATCCCACCAGTCGGAGAAGTTGAAGGGCTGTTGCCCCTTCCAGGGGTTGATGATGTTATCATCGCAGCTCACGAAGCTATCACGTTGCACAACCCAGATGAGCTCCTTGCAAGGGTGGTTGAAGTTCAGCTTGAGCTTGTTAGCGCTGGAGGTGATGCTCTCACCGCCAGTGAACTGTAGCACATCGATCAGGTACTCGTGACTGACCTGGGCGAACTTGCGGCGCTCATCAGTATCCAGGTAGATGTAGTCAATGTACAGGGAGGCAGCAGCCAGACCGCATTGGCCAACGCGGTTGCGAATGGCGTGAGGGTCGGAGCTGTTGGAGTAGTCCCAGCATAGGTTGTTTAGGGTGTTGAACTCAAGGTTAATGCGTACCTCGTGGTATTGCAGAGCAATCAGAGGTAGTGCCAGACCAGGGTTGCGGCAGAACCAGAACTGTAGAGGGATGTACAGGGTGTACATAGGGGCGCAGCTGGTAATCACCTCGCTGGTTAGGGGCTCGCCACCATAGCAGTCATTGTCGCAAGTGCTGCCGCCCTGGTATAGCAGGTTGGTCAGCTCAGGCACGTTACCCACCATCTTGGCGTAACCGGCTTGTTTGCCAGGCTCCTGGGTGAGCTCGTTCCAGATGTGTAGCCATTGACCATAGTGCTTGTCAATGCGTTGGCCACCAATTTCAATCTCAACATACTCAATAATGTTGTGACCGATCCAGTTGAGCCAGCGGAATTGAGCACCAGAGCCATCGCTAGGTTGTAGCTGTACCTGAGGCAGAGTGGCCTGTAGGTACATGCGGTAGATTAGATCACCGTTACGTTGGATAGTACAAGTAACCTTCTTGCCAAAGTTAGGGGCACCATTGAAAGGGTTCTCAATGGACTCCATAGCGAAGTTGGTGTGGCGGCGGTAGACCACCTTAAAAAATGTGATTTGTGGGTTACCAGTTAGGTAAACATCCTGTGCGCCATAAGCTACCAGTTGCATTAATCCGCCCCCAGTCATTTGTCGTTATATCTTACATTAAGAAAAAAATTTTGGGAAAAACACAAATTATGTACTTCCAAAAATTTCTAAAAATAGACCGGAGGATATCAAATCTACCATAATTTCTTATATTTTTGTATAATTTTAGAATTTTTAATCAAACTTTAAATTTGAAATATTTGGTTAAACCGGAAGACAACCTTATAAAATTTGATTTGTACCATTTTTTAAAATTAAAATAAAGGATGACTGAAGAAAAACCTAAGTATATAAGAAAAAAATGTGAACATGATAAATACAAATTCCAATGTATTAAATGCGGAGGTAGTCAAATTTGTATTCATAATAAAGTTAAATCTATTTGTAAGGAATGTAAGGGTTCAGCCATTTGTATCCATAATCGTATTAAACAACATTGTAAAGACTGTATTGGTGCCTCAATTTGTGACCATGGTAAAAGAAGGTATCGTTGTATAGAATGTAAAGGTGGTAGTATCTGTCACCATAATAAATTAAAATCACGGTGTGCCCTATGCGAAGGAAGTGAATTGTGTGAACACAATAAAAGAAAAGAATATTGTATAATTTGCGAAGGCTCACAGATGTGTGAGCATAAAATACGTAAAGATAGATGTATTACTTGCGGAGGTAGTCAAGCTTGCGAACATAATACTGATAAAAATAATTGCGTCAAATGCCAGGGTAAAAACATCTGCGAACACAGTAAAATACGTTATCAATGTATTTTATGCGAAGGAGGTCGTATATGTCCTCACAAAAAGAGAAAATCACACTGTAAAAAATGCGGTGGCTCGGCTTTATGTAAATCTGAATGGTGTGAAACAGCTGTTACACAAAAATATGACGGTTATTGTCTTCATTGTTTCATACATTTGTTTCCAGATAAACCAAATGTACGAAATTATAAAACTAAAGAAAAAGCAGTAACAGAGTATGTTCTTGAACAGTTCCCATTAGATAAATATTCATGGATATCAGATAAAAGAATTCAAGATGGTTGTTCCAGAAAAAGACCCGATTTATTTCTCGATTTAGGATATCAAATTATTATTGTAGAAGTAGATGAGAATCAGCACGAATCATATGATTGTTCTTGTGAGAATAAGAGATTAATGGAATTATCTCAAGATGTTAATCATCGTCCAATTATATTTATTAGATTTAATCCAGACGAATATATAGATAATGATAAAAAGGTTACATCTTGTTGGGGTATTAATAAATTAGGAGTATGTGCTGTAAAGAAAACAAAGATAAAAGAATGGGCATCGCGTTTAGACATACTAAAGAGTCAAATTGAATATTGGTGTAATGTAGATAATAATACAAATAAAACACTAGAAGTAGTACAATTGTATTATGATACAAATTTATAATTGAGCGCGATAAAACACATTTTTTGTCAATAAGGAGGATTTAAAAACCTATCGCACATACCGTATAAGTATAACTCTCAAATGAATGATGGTGCGTTTTTTAAAGTTAAAAGCACAAAGCGCTCTAATCCAGAAGCTAGAACAACACTTGATGCGATTCATAGTCAAAAAGTACAAAATATGTTAGATCAAAAAGATAATATTGAGATATATAAAAAAGAATTGGTTTCTCTTAAAACTAAAATATTAGAAACTTCATCTGATATAGAAATATGGAGATTAGAAAGAGAAGTTGAAAATTTAGAGAAGAAACTTAAATCTATTGAGGATGGTTCAGATTTAATGGATTATTATCTTAGAACAGGTGATATATTATATAATTATTATGATATTCAAGATCAAATTCAACAAGGAACCAAAACATTTAATACAACAAAAGCAAAACCTGGTTCCATTTTAGCTATTTTGGAGGAGGTTGCTCAAGAGGAAGGTCAAGATATAAAAAATATTGTAGTTAATTCTACACCACAAAAAGGCCTTCAGCGAAATCAGCTTCTAAATAATTATCTTCAAATAGAAAATCCTGATATGGCACGAAATACTATGGAAGAATATGATGATCCTTGGACTACATGTGAAGCATGTGGTAATGAAATGATTATGTGTTTAAACGAAGCTAATCTCACTTGTTCAAAGTGTGGCCATCAGGAATTTATATTAGTAGATAGTGATAAACCCTCATACAAAGATCCGCCTCGTGAAGTATGTTATTATGCTTATAAGAAAATTAATCATTTTAATGAATGGCTTGCTCAATTCCAAGCTAAAGAATCAACTGAAATTCCAAATGAAATTTATGATGCTATATTGTTACAACTTAAAAAAGAACGAATTACGAATATGGCAACTTTAAAACCAACTAAGCTTCGTGAAATTTTAAGAAAAATGAAGGCATCAAAATATTATGAGCATATTCCTCATATTATTAATCGTCTTAATGGACAAAATGCTCCATTTATGTCTCGCGAAGATGAAGAAAAACTACGTCATATGTTCCGTGAAATTCAACCATCTTTTAAGAAACATTGTCCAAAGGGTCGTAGAAACTTTTTATCATATGGATATGTGCTTTATAAATTTTGTGAGCTTCTAGAGATGGATGAATATCTGGCTTGTTTTCCTTTACTTAAAAATCGTGATAAACTATACTTACAAGATAAGACGTGGCAGTTGATATGCCAAGAAATGCAATGGGAGTATATTCGCACTTGCTAGCCTTTATTTTATAAAAATAAATACTTTGATTAAGTACAATTCATAATTATGCTCTAAATTTCTTATTAATAAAAGTTTGAATGCGGTGGATCTTATCAGAACTATCGCAAAAAACGTCACGATGAAAGTAAAAAACATACAAACTTTATTTATTCAACTCAATAAGAGTAGTAATTTCAGGATATTTATTTGTTAAAAATTCTAATTCATACTTATTAA